GCAGCGTCAGCGGCAGCGGCATCCCACGACTGACCGTTTGCCAGCAGGTCTAGGCCGGCGATGACCGGATCAATCACGGACTGCGCCTCAGCCGACTGCCGTGGCAGCTCACGCAGAACCTGCGCGAGGAACTGCCAGCTAACCCTGCTCAAATCCTTGCCGTCGCGACCAACCGCAGCGGGGAACGCCGCGAAAAACTCTCGCGCTTCGTCAGCGGGCAATCTCTCAAAGATGGTTTCGGCGATGCGAACAAGATTCACCGGGATGCCATAGGTGTGTTCGATTGCAGCTGCATTGCTGCTGTGCACTAGGCAGCCGATAAAGCAGCCGCGCTGCGTCTCGGCGTCCCAGTAGTCGCCTTGAATCACCGCATCAGCGGCGACATGCTCCGCCACGGTGGCGGTCAGTTGTGCGTGGTTGCGGGTGGTGATCATCGCCACATAATTGGTTTGCGGGCTAGTTCAAGCTGGCTGATGCGCCATTGCGCTCCAGTCGCATCGCACACTAAATAATGCGGCCATGCCGTAGCGCATTGATCTACAATCAAAACTGAATGCAATTCAGGCCAGCCGCGTACATACGCTGTATCGCCTGGGCTGAACCGCCATGGCTGCGCAGTAAGTTGTTTGATGTTCATGTAGTGATTGCGCGGATTTCAGTTGAACAGCCGAGGCACATCCTTAGCAGCTGTTGCCTTTCGATTGCATCATCAATGTTCGGCAGCTGCCATGCTTTAGATGGATCCTTTGTAAGACGCACTGCCGATGGAATCAGCCACGCCCGTTTAGCAGGTGGCCGGATCCATTGCGAGTCGCGACGAAAGCCGTAGCTCATGGTTTGATACCATCACGAATGAGTTGTTTGCAGGCGTCATCAATGCCACGCCTGCAGTCTATGCGGGTTGCGTCAGTTAAGCCGCTTGTAATACACCAGGCAAACGCACCCGCAAGGCCAACGGTGATGCAGGCCCATGCTGTTGCTAGAAGGATGAAGCGCATGGCGGTTGCGTTGCCTGGGCTCCACCATCATCAGGGGCAACAGAACGGATAGAGCGGTTCTGTCGTAAAACGTTACGCACTAGCATGGTGACAGCAGCGCTGCGCTCATGCGGGCATGGATCGACGGCACCGAGCTGGTGTCCGCACGACAGGCCCGTACCAGCTTCAGGCAGTCGATATTCCAAGCGTGGGGACACCGCTGCGCATACTGCGGTGCTCAGGCTGAGAGCTTGGATCACGTGCTGCCACGCTCCAAAGGTGGCTTGACGGTGCGCCATAACCTAGTGCCGGCCTGTCTCCGTTGCAATGGAGCAAAAAGCCACCGCGAGGTGTTCTCGTGGTGGCGGCTGCAGTCCTTCTGGTGTCCTATTGCTCAATCCGCACTTGTTGATTGGTTGAGGTCTGGTGAATAGTTGAGACAATCATGAGCAAAGCCAACGCCATCCTCATGCGGATCAGGGAAGCCATAGTTGCATTCTTCCCCTCGCCAGTGCTCACATAACGTACAACTATATTCAGCAGTTGCACGTTTCACTTGATGCCATCGTGGGATCTCAGGGTGGATGTTCTTAAATGACTTGCCAATGCGAACTGCTCTTACCGCTTCGCGAGAGCAGCCGATGATAGCAGCCATTGCACGATGATTCTTGTCAATGCGCAATAGTGCTAGTTTGATTTCATCAGATGTCAGCGTCGGCATTGACTCCACTCCGTGGCACTGCAGCGATCAACTGTTGTGTAGGTTGCCCATGCCGCAATGGGGATCACGGTGAGCAGAAACGAAAGGATTGTAAGTCGGCTCATGTTAGCTTTGCGATTAGACGATCAAGGTGCCACTTGGCCTTTTGTGCATCCTGCAATGGATTGCCTTTAAGCCACATCCGCAGCAGGTATTTTAGGCATTGCCACTGAAGTCCTGCTAGCACTGGGTCAGGTGCTACAGCAGCGGCTTGCTCTAGGATGTCGATTGTTTCGACTGCGCCAGCAGTGTAATGCGGCGGGTGATTGACAAGATCAGTCATCGAAGAATCGACCAATGAATGCGGTAAAAGCCATGGGCGCTACTGATGTCAACAAGGCCAGCGCCCTGTAAGTTAGCAATACGGCGAGACACGTTAGGTTGCGTCACCTTCCAGCGCGTCATCAAGTCATTAGTGCTGATGACACCTTCCGGCCCACTGGCTGATAACTCCAACAGGTCTAAGACTTTCTGATCGCCATATTGATGACGCAGGTCCAGCAGTCGGCGGATTGGCACTTGCCAGCTCATTGCTTTGCCTCCAGTTCGTCAGCGATATTGTGCAGCTCCCGACGGGTGCGGTCGTCGGGATTCCACTCGGTCAACGGGCCGCTGACTATGCCGATCTCGGCCAGTGCGCGGATGATGTCGGCGGCAATGGCGCGGCGAGTTTGCTCGTGATCGTAGCTGCGGTGCATGGCATCTAGCACCACTTGGGCAGTTGGGCTTAAGGGTTGATCCATGGGTGCAAATGGTGGATTGGTGAGCAGGAAGCCGCCGGTTCACAAAGATGGCGGATGCCAAGTGCCGGAGGTGGTCATGGCTTCTTTTTGCTGTTGCGCCGAAGCTTCTCCGGCAAGGTGAGGCCTTTGATCCGGGCGACCCTGGCATTCAGCGCCGCCCAGTCGTCCGTGTCCTTAAACCGGAAGTGGCCGGTGCCCTTCTTGTAGACCTTGAACTCGAAGAAGCCCCAGTCCTGCCACTCGCCGGGCCAGATGTCCCTCATCCCGCAGGCGGGATCCTGCACCTCTTCATAGGTGCGGCCGGTGATGTAGCAGAGCGCCTTGATCAGGTCGCGGATTCTGTTGAATGATCCGCCATGCTTGATGCTCATGCCACGCCCGGACCAGGAAAGCTCCGCTAGGTAGGGGATGATGAACTTCTGCCCGAACAGATACTGCTCGTTCGTCTTCCAACCTTCGACAGCCCAGCGGTTCTCCTTGGTGTGCTTCGTCAGCTCATCGAACACCGCTTCCACAGCACGGTCAATTCGCTGCTCTGATGTCCCGGCGATGATCTGCAGCATCCGAAACAGGTTCCGTTCGGTGAACGGCACCTTCGTCTGCTGCTCCACGAACCGGTTAATGTCTCCCTGAAGCTGGCTGGTGGCCATCTGCTGGGGCAGCATCTCATCGAGCACCACCTTCCAGAAGGACTTTTGGAGCTCCTTGCGGAACCGGTTGCGCGTGGCCGGGCAGCCCTCCATCGTGGTCTGCACCGCGATCTCGCCGCAGTAAATGCCACCGGCGGCAGCCTGGAGCTGGACGCCCAGCGTCAGCTGCTCATCGAACACCCGGCAGGCCTCCACGTAGCGGTTCACCAGCTCGCGTGAGCGGCGGTAGCGGATCAGGCCATGGCCCTCGGCCTCGACTTCATCGGGGCCGAGGAAGAAGCCATCGAACTCGTCAGCGCCGCTTACACGTTGGCCCGGTTTGGTTAAGCGAACCATGCCGACGCTGACACGTGTGGGCCGCTCGGCATCCTCAAAGCATTGGCCCAGGTTCTGGCGGTCGCCATAGGCCTCGATCAGCTGCAGCAGCTCCAGCTGTGCGCGAGTGCTGCGGTGGCCATCGACCGTGGCCCAGTTGCAGAGCGCCACGATCTCGCAGCCGGGCGGTGCGATCTCCCAGGCGTGCAGGATGTGGTGTTCATCCGCCGAGAACGGCGGGTTCATGCAGATCACGTCTGCGTGGGCGATCTGGTCGGCGGTGACGGCCATCCAGTCGTTGCCGATCAGCTGGCACTGGCCTGTGCTGGCCAGGAGGCCCCGCAGCCGGGGCTCTGGCTCAACCGCTAGTACCTCAGCAGCGCCGCGCTCACGGCAGGCCTGCACCAGGTTGCCGCTGCCGGCGCTGGGCTCCACTACCACCCGGCCGCGAAGGTCGAGTGGGTCAAGCATCGTGGCCGCCACCTCCGGCGGCGTGGGGTAGAAGTCGGGGTTGAACATCAGGGCCGCCCCTGTTCACGGCGAGCATCCAGCGCGTGAAGCTCCCAGGCCTCGGCATAGTCAGAGACCAATCGAAGCAGCCGGAACGCCTCGGCGCGCTCAGCCTGAGCTGTGTGCCAAGCGCTCGGATCATGAGGGTAGAAGTCGCGGCGGTTGCAGGTGGCTGCAGCAAGCGCAGCAGCAGCAGCAGCAATGGCTTTGCGCACTGCTCTGTACTCGCGCTGAAGCGAGTCGGCTCCTGTGCCGTTGAGGTGGATGGTCGGAAGGGCGGTCATGTCTGAGATGGGGAAGGGCGTTTCCGCCCGTGAGGTCATCATCCGGCGCCGGCCTGATCACCGGCAAGGCCATGTCACATCTGTTCACAAAAAAAAGGCGACCACGTCGGCCGCCTGATCATCACCGCTCAGAACGGGATGTCGCCAGCAGTGACGGCCGGCTGCGATGGCCCTGCCCAGCCGGCTGCGGCTAGGTGTGCCGGCTGCGCAGCTGCAGGAGACGGGGCCACCGCAGCCGCAGGAGCTGCAGGTGCTGCAGGTGCTGCAGGTGCCGCCGGAGCCTGGGTCTGCCCAGCACCGGCAGCGGGCAACAGCTTCCACTGCTCCACACGGCAGCAGAGCATCATCTGCTCCTCGCCCGTGTTCCTGTTCGTCCAACGGTCGGTCTTCACCCGACCGATCACGTGAACCAACTCGCCCTTGCGGCACTGATCAGCGAAAGCCTGGCCCTGCTCTCCCCATACCTCCAGCTTGATCCAGTCGGATTGCTCACGGTCGGACAAGTGATTGACGCCGATGTTGACGTTTGTTACGCACTTGCCGCTGTCCAGAAATCGCGTCTCAGGATCACGACCGAGGCGTCCGATGAACTGATGAACTGAGGCGCGAAGCAGTGTTGCAATAGGATCCATGTTGGTGATGCGTTAGTAAATGAATGACTGTGGATGCTGCTGATCAGAATGGATCAACAACAGCATCCACGGGCTCAGGTTCTAGCTCTACCTGCACTGGCTCTACCTGCACTGGCTCCGGCTGTGCGGGTTCCGGCTGTGCGGTAGCAGCAGTGATCTGGCGGTTCAGGTCCGCCACCACACCGCCAGCTGTGCTCACCTCCTGCACACGCGCCTGACGGACCTCCGCTTCATCGGCGACGCCAAGACCGAACAGCACCTCGGGCATGTAGAGATTGATCAGCCGGGTCGCGGCACGCCACCGCAGCATCTGCTCCGGGATCGACTTGTACTTTGAATTACGGGTCCAGCCGTCGGCCTGGGCCTCCTTCATGCTGACCGTGGTGGAGATGATCTCCCCGGTCTCGCGCAGCGTGGCCGAGGCCGTCACCTCCAGCGCGTCACCCTGGCCCTTACTGCTCCAGTTGATCGGACCCTGGAGCAGGCCGGACTTGTTGGCGCGGCTGATGGCAAACCGCGCACTGGTGCCGGGACGGCCGTTGATGACGGTCACCTCCTGGAACATCACCATCGGGTGCTCACCCAGCTGCTGCGCATACATCAGGGCGACCATGCAGCTCTCAGGCTTGCCCTGGAAGTGGCCGGGCACCATGCCCGAGAGGCTGAACGCCTTGGCGACGCGCCAGAGGTGCTCGAAGGCTGCGCCGTCCTGAAGGAAGGCGAGCGCACCAGGCTGGCTCTGCGCCGGCTGGGTGGTGGTGAGGGCGTGAGATTCAGTCATTGAGATCAAGGTCGGTAAGTGCTGCGAGGATTTCATCTTTTGGCGCATCCGACTGGATGAGCCGCTTGAGCTTTTGAAGCGGTGTATCTATAAACTGCCATTTGCACCCGCTAATGGTGCCGCCGACATCGCCGCCGACATCGCCGCAGACATCGCCTTTGACATTGCCTCTGACAT